TATAATGGAAACAATTAAAGGTATAAGAAATCTATTGATACTATTAGGTTTAATGGTTCTATTATTCCAAGCATGTTCATGTAGTGTAAATAACAACTCTACTAAACCATTAGAGGTAACTATGACTCAACCAACTAAACCTACCATAACACAATTGAAAGAAAAGAAATCAATCAAAGTTCCAGTAGTTAAAGAAGTTAAACCCATCCAATCAAAACCTCCAGTAGTAGTTAAAAGAAAGATGCCCAAAGGATTTCCAACAGTAAGCAAAATAAATACATCCAGCAACAATCCACATATGTCAGTAACAGCACAACACGTAACTACACTCATCAACAATCATATAAGAAACATTAGACAAACAACAGGACGAGTATACAATCTAAAGGATGTAAATATAGGAGCTAACAGTATATCAGTAACCATTGATTTACATTTCATTCCACCTACATTAGCATTCTTAGAAGCAGATGCAAGGAACTGGGCTAATGGTTTAAGATGTAAGAACAAAGATGGAAAAGAAATAGGAGTTTATGTTCATCTGTATACTTACCTTGACAATGATAAGGTAATCCGTTGGGGTAGATTATATTGTACACAAGGTTGGAGTACTTATAACCTTAAGTGGACACCACAAGAAGGGTCAAGAGACTATTATAAGATAACTAGATCCTTTAGATAGACTTATAACAATTGATAAAACATCACAAAACAAATGACCTCTAACTTATTCCAGTACTAATATTGAAAGAGACCATCCAATCATATCTGGTACTAGAATTATAAAACACACCAAATGAACTCCAGCTACTATTACAACAAAAGACATCCAATCATATATGATACTAGACAACACTACAACAATTAAAAAGAAATCCAATCATATACTTCCAGTACACTATAAAAACATTTATATCAAACTATTACACAGTACATAACAATATATCAGTTTAAGTCTCTACAAGGTACACACAGTGTTTAATGGTTGTAGGTACACATAGTTACACATGCATAAGGTTATCAGCGTACAGGAGTAGACAGCAGCATATAGGAAGGGATAAGGTTATGATTAGTGTTGGGTATGGGTTGGTAGTGGAATAATAAGGAGGTGTATGGTTTGGGTATGAGGAGAGTATGGGTTGTGAACAATATCTAAGTTGATGTGATGTATAAGGTTAGATATGAATTAGATAGATGTTGATGATGGTGAGAAGATGATAAGATGTATGGGTTAGATATGAATGCGGGAATGAATGCGGGAATGAATGCGGGAGGGTAGGGAATGATGTTAGGAGTGAATAGATGTTGATGTGAAGTATGGGTATGTTGCAATTATGCAACATATGATTAGGGATGATGTTGCAATTATGCAACACTTAATATTTGGTATGACATCTGTTCATGGCCGCAAGAGTCATTTCTCACAAAGTATCTAACTGTTATCAGCCATCCAGCAGTTCATTGTATGATATCAAGCAACATAAGGCCCATATTCATGTACAACATCATCCAGCAATTTAATTCTAATTCCTACACTGAAATAGTCATTGATCGCACTGCAAACATTCAGCTTGGTGATTTGGCTGAATTCACAATAAGTTAGGTATGGAGCAGTAATTGCCCATTTGTATTCCATCCTCTTATTCATCCACAGTTCATACTTATCTTCATTGCTACTATACACTTACCAATCCTTCCAGCAGTCCATCCACAATATATTATCAACCATCCTCTTCCATCCAACAGTCCATCCAGCAGTTCATGACTATTCTACTAGTAAATATCGACACACCGTTGACATTTGGTTGATTATATGAATGGTAATATGAATGGTAATATGAAGGGATAAAGTATGACTGGGTACCCAGTGATGATAATATTTAAGTTGAATGTTATGGATGATGTTAAACATGATTGAATATTAATACCTATTCACTATCCATCTAATGAGTCATTCAATACCCACCCCCCGCCGGTGTGATCCACTAGGTCATGGATGATATGGATGGATGATGAGGTGGATGAGGTTGTGGATGAGGTTGTAGATGATTATCATATGAACACCTATTCACTATCACCATAATTTATCAACCCATTTTTTGTAGGATGGTTCATTAGGATGGCATCAGTGAGATGACCATCCACCAGGCCATGGATGGATTCCAAATGATACCTCGCTCCCTAATGAGTCAATGAATGATTAATTAATGAATGATTGATTGAAATAAAATTGGAATGAAAAAATAAAATGAAAAATTATTTTTTTTATTTTTTTTTTGGAAATGATTATTTTTTAATTTTAGAATGGCAAATAAAATTGTGGATGAATTTTGTGGATGAATTTGTGGATGTAACTTTGAATGAAACTTAGATGAGGAATTGGAGGTTGGAATTGGGGTGATATACCAAATCCAAAAATATTCGCGGAAAAGTTATATGGCTTTCATAAAAAATTCAATTTCAAAATCCAGTCATAATGGCTCATACGTTTACCATCCATCTCACCATTCCATTGGCTCATTCCCAGCTCATCCACATACCATTAATCACCCCATTCCTACATCATCCACGAGCCTAAGCATCTCTCCATTCCTTTCATCTATCACCATTTTCACATCACTCCACCCATAATATCATATCTGGTTCTATCATATCAACCACAAATGACTCATAACTCTATCCATAACCTAAAAATCTATCTTCTAATATATGTCGTGGACAAACAGTACATCATTGAAACGATGTTTCCTTCTAAACGGGAGGAGGAGCAACTTATCAACATCACACGGAGAAATAAATGGCTGATAATAAAAAACAGGTCCACCAATCAAAGACAAGCAAGACTCAAAAGGTTTCCTCCGTATCCAAGTCTTCTCCTCCCGTGACAAACAAAGATACGGAACTAGATAAGCCAAAGCCTACTAGAAATGAAAAGGGTAGACATTGGAGACTAGTATATAAGGAAAATGAACCAGAAACATCCAGATGTAATGTTATGTATAATAGTATAATGATAAAAGCTATAGAATTATGTAATGATGGAATGACTTGGAATAATATTGCCAAAGAATGTGGATATGAACAAGCTGCATCCATTATACCTAAAGTGAAAGCTTATATTCAACGAAGATCACAAGCTGCATTGTTAAAGCAGAGGGAAATTGTATCAGCTGAGTTGGAAATGATGGGAATGGCATTAAATAGGAGATCATATGATGGGGATATAAGTGCTATTAAGCAGAAGGCTCTATTATTGGCTCAATTTTGTCAATTAAATGGTCTTAACTCACCAGATAAGCAATTAGTGGCTAATGTAAACATACCATCTATCAACTTATTTGCGGATGCATTCATGAAACCGTTACCAGTAGTCGAAGATGAAGACTCATATAATGTATCAATTCCGAAAGAAGTCATAATCGAAGAGGAAAAGAAATAATGAGGCCAATGCCGGTTCATTTACTACCTTGGCAACAAGAAGTGTGGAACTCTAATGCTCCATATAAAGTAGTAGCTGTGGGTAGACGTGCAGGTAAGACTTATTTAGCTTGTATGGATGCATTATTTACAGCTTATCATGATAATGGTAATGTTTGGTGGATATCACCTTCACATACAATTGGTAAATCAGCTGGATGGACCGAATTGAAGAAGTTTGCTCAAATGTTAAACACTGAGAGTAAAAGACAAGGTGGACAGATCATAGCTGGCATAAGAGCATCCGACTTTAGGATAGACTTTGCTGGGGGAGGTTATGTAGAGTGTAAATCAGCTCATGATCCAGATAAACTTGTTGGAATTGGCCTCCAACTCGCAGTATTTGATGAATGTGCAAGGATTCCACAGAAAGCTTGGGAAGAATCAGTAGAACCTGCAGTTACTTCAGAAGATGGACGAGCATTATTCATATCTTCACCACATGGTAAGAAGAATTGGTTCTATAAGGACCTATATTTGAAAGGTCAAGATGAAACCTTTGAGAAATGGCAGTCATGGCGATTACCATCAAGTGTAAGTCCCAACATGGGCCCTGTTAAATTAGCCACTGCTAAACAAAATGTAAGTGATCGCTTCTATCGTGAGAACTATATGGCTGAATTCCTTGATACGAACCGTCAATCAGTATTTACATTAGATCAAAACTTACATATAGTAGCTAAACATCAAGAGAAAGCTTCAAAAGGAAAGGAATACATCTTTTCATGCGATTGGGGCACAAAGAATGACTATACTGTTATTAGTGTACTCGATGTTACCAATCCAGATAGAGTTGAACTCGTAAATATACAAAGATTTAGACATATTCCATATCCAGTACAAATTGTGAAGCTCCAAGCTATGTACCAACTATTCAAACCATCAGTTATCATTGCAGAAGAGAATGCCATGGGTTTACCAGTAGCACAAGAGCTACAAGCACAAGGATATCCAGTTGAAACTATATGTGTGACTGGTGCAAACAAAAATCACATCATTAAGTCTCTTATATGGGCCTTAGAGTCTGGAATGTTGACTATATATAATAATGAACAAGTAATAACCGAACTGGAACATTATGAATCCAACGAAACCAAGAGTGGAAATATTACATATGGGGCGCCAGCCTCCATGCATGATGATTGTGTTATGTCATTAGCACTTGGTGTCAACAGTTTACATAGACATATGATTAAGCCTCAACTTTCTCAAATCCCGGATAATATAAACATCCGACAGCTAATAGGAATTTAAAAATGATAAATTCAACAGACATTATGAAGATATGGGCCTCTAACCAGTGTGTACGTGATGTACAAACACTAAATCAAGACTATTATAATGGAAAACACAACTTTTTAGAGAAAGATGTCAATGGTGATGGTACAAAGAAGTCTGCAAAGACTGTAAATTGGTGCGATTACGTTGTAGATGCACATGTTAGCGCGTCCACTAAGAATCCATATCAAATAACACTTAGGGATGACGATGCACCTACTGAACCATTAGATGAGTTATCAATTGTTACCGATGATAATGACATTACAACAATGGAAGCTGAACACTTTAGAACTTCTCTCGTAATGGGCTATAGTATTGAGGTACATTCCTTCATTGAAGACAAAATAGTAGTTACTCAGTATGATCCAAGGGAATGGGTAATATTATTTGATGAAAACAAAGAGATTCATCAAGCAATACACCAAGCGATCCTTCAACCTAACACTTATTTTCACAATGTACTCATAACTAAGGCTACAACTATCTTTACAGTGTATGATTCAGAAAATATTGGTACATTCCTTAAGACAGAAGCTGGGGCTCTAGCTGAGATGTTAATGACTCCTCATCCATATGGAAAGGTCCCTATAGTAATAGTAAGTACATCAGAAGAAAGAACTCCATTCCTAAGTGACAATATTATGGGACAGAATGACGTATATAATGTAATAAGTAATGCGAGAATTGATGAACTCACTTATAATGTAGATAGTGGCCTTAAAATGCGCGGTTTTGAATTTGATCCTACTAAATCAGAAGACATTGCTAAATTACAAGCCATGAAGAACCAAGGTGTATTCATATTACCAGATATTAACTCTGATATTAGCTTTATGACAAAAGGAAGTGAAGAAAGCAAGTATTCCTCCGCACTATCCGATGCACGAGAAGCATTACTTTCTCAGGCAAAGGTCCCCGATATTAGAGATATAGTATCAGCCATTGGTAACGTCAGTGGATTGGCAATTAAGTTTAGATTCGCACCAATGGAGTCACATGCAAACTTCTTTTGGAAATATATTAGTAAAGGTATTCGTTCACGCATCCAATTGTTTAACACTATATGGAATATCCAAGGAAAGGCATCGTTAGTGAATTTCAAAACGATATTTAATTTCAGTACTCCAATCGACATTCTTGCAGAGCGTACATCATTAGGTGTTGTCAAAGACATATACAGTCAGAAGACATTAATGGAAATCTCACCTGATATTGATGATCCACAAACAGAACTTAAACGACTTGAGACAGAATACAATAAACAAAAGGAAGAAGCTAAAGAAGCTATCACTCAAGTAGCAAATATAGCTACAGATTCAAAGGTAGGCACTTAACCTTCCTACCTTTGGACAAATGTATCGTAACCTTATTTTCAACCCTTATTTAACAGGAGAAATGTATGCCGAAAGAACAGGAAGAACCCCAAGCAACTGAATCAACTGATGGACAGAGTGGATCTGAGTCAACAGAAGGTCAGGACGAGGGAAAGAAAACTGAGTCAGAAAGCGCAGTAACGTTAACCCAACCCGAAATTGACAAAAAAGTAGGGGAGGCAGTTTTCAAAGCCCTTGAAAATGAACGCAAAAAGCAAGACAAAGTGCTTCTTGAGAAAGAAGGTAAACACAAAGAACTCGCGGAACAACTGCAAGCGGAACTTGATGCTGTAAGAGCTAAAGAATCCAAAGCAATTTTTGATGCACAAGTTATGAAAGCCGCTAGTGATAGTGGACTGACAGACATTGTAGATGTTCTAAGTGAATTGCCAAATGAAAAGACACTCAACCTTGCAGTAGATAAACTGAATTCCGTAATTGATGCACAAGTAGAGGCGAGAGTAAATGCAAGACTTGAAAACAAGTCACCTGCATCTTCAACCGCCTCGTTTGTAACTAAGCCATCGTCAGAACTGACAAGCGAAGAATGGGCAGTACGCAGAAAGGAATTGAACATCCGTTAGTTTTCAAATGGGCCATTGAACAAGCCTCCTCGCAAATCTAGCTAGGAGAAATACTATGGCCGGAATGACTACCACAACTCTTAATGACTTGGTCCAAGCTGCAATCGCAGAGACCAAGTTCTACGTAGAACAGAATGCTGTTCTACAAAACTATGTAACCAATTATTCAATCCCACACAAGACTGTTGATGTACCTATTATGGGTTCCGCTACAGTTATTGACGTAACCGAAGGAACTGATTTGACTGGAACGTCAGATTTGGCTACTTCCAAAGCAACCATTACTGGTGCCAGATATGCTGTTAGAGATTATATCTCTGATGACGTTGTAATGGAATCCCCAGAAGCACTTGGCGCTCTTTATGGTCAGGCGTTTGGTAAGGCTATCTCTGCAAAACTTAACCAAATAATTTGGGCACTTTTCGATGGCTTCACTGGAGCCGTTGGAGCGTCTGATACAGACATCACTCTTGCAATTATACAAGAAGCCCGTGCATTACTTGAGAAAGCTGGTGCTCCTGAACCCTATTTCCTTGCCATTACGCCCCATGTGCATGAAGATTTGATTGGTGCTATCTCTGATAGTACCGCAGTCAACCTTTCAGCAATCTACTCAAATGATATCTATTCAAAAGGTGTCATTCAAAAGGTAGTTGGTTGTGATGTAATAATCGTAAACGATTTGGCAGCTGGTTCCAGTGCTGGACAGAAAGATGGAGCTGATGCAAAGTGTGGACTCTTCAGTAGAGGTGCCCTGGGTATCAATACTGCGGTTCCATTTTCTATTGAAGCTGCAAGAGACATCAGCATGGTTGGTACTGAATTAGTGGGTTCCACTATGTTTGGTGCCGCAGAGCTTTATGATGCTTATGGCATCGAAGTGCTTTGTGATAACAAAGACTAACCGTTTCTAATTCTGAGGGGCTGACTCATATGAGTTGGCCCCTTTTCTTTTTAACTTTCACATGGAGGAAACACTGTGATTACCATTTACCATCCCATCGACTGTTCAACCCCTGGCGAGCCATTTGTATTACACAATAAGGCATCAATCCCTTACTACCTCAAGAAGGGTTATCTGGAGGAACGTCCAACTGAAATCCCTGTCGAAGTATTGAACGCAAATCTAATGAAAGACCTTCGTATTGAACTTGAATACTTGCGTGAGGATTACGGCAATGGGGAATGGGAAATAGTAGTTCAAGAGGAATATGATGAACGTAAAATTGAAGGCAAGTTTAGATCTTTTGCGGAAGTATCATCTCAAATTGAATATGACGAATATACTTCTGCGGTTCTTGTACAACTTAAAAAAGATAATCCGTTGGATTATGATGAGTTGAAAGATGAGTATGAAGCCAGCATTTGGGATTTATATGATGAGTGGATTTTAGAACAAGCTGAACGCGTCATTGAAATAAGACAAGGAGTTGAAGATGCTGCTGATGCAGTTGATAAGGAGATGACGGCGCAGAGAGAAGATGATTATGATGAAGATGTTAATGCTGAATATCAAAGACGAACTGATGCTGGTGAAGTAGCAGGGCAAGAAATATTTGAAGATGACATTCTCGTTAATGAGAAGCTTGCTTATGTTGCATCAGAAGAGCGTAAAGAGCAAGATAAACAGGTGGCTTTGATTAATGATTCCATACAACAACGAATAGATAAAAATCTTGTAGATTTAAATAATGCAGGACTTGATAAACTAGATATATGTAAAGGTAAAGCAGAACCTATTATAGTTTCAACTCCAAAACCGAACATCGAAGAAGAAGAACAAATAAGCACAGCCCACATTTGTGAAACATGTGGAGGCGAACATGATGGAACAATGGGAAGTGGCCGCTTCTGTTCCCGTAAATGTTCAAGTACATTTGGATTGAAGAGGTCACAGGGAAAACTATAATGAGCATTTTAACTAGAGTTCAAACTAATCCAGAAATTGGTACATATAATGAAACCTTCGTAGAGGAATTGATAGTTAGAGCAAAAGCGTTTGTTACACTATTTTGTAAATACCCTTCTTACCCTGAACTATCACAAGGCTATGCTAAGTCAGCTGTAAGCGCCTCTATTGACATAACTGCAATTGGTAGTAACAACTTATATGTAACAGTTAATGATAGCGCACCAGTGTCTGTAGATATTGATTTATCAGCATGTGATACAGGTGATAACATTGCAACTGAACTACAAACTAAGATTAGGGCTGCAAGTGATAGCTATGGATTTGATGAAGTCACAGTTACTTATGATTCAGACAATATACAATATACCATTACTTCTGGCAGATATGGTCTTATATCTAAGGTTAGGGTCGGTTACTACAATGACACTAAACATGTCTGTCAGAACTTAAAACTTAATACATCTTATGGTGCAACTGAAGTGCAAGGTAATGTGGATAATGAATCATTACAAGATGCCACTGTTATGCTGGTTGAGATGAAATATAGACAACTTGGACTTGAAGGTGTTAAGCAGGGATCAGTTCCATCAGGAGTTAGTTTCACTTCTCATAATATAGATCCAACACTATTAAGCTTGCTCCTAGCCAACAGAAGACTCTTCTAGTACTAGGATAAATTACTAGTAAACTGATATGATTCAAGCTCAATAAGGATATTATAAATGCAATACCTAAAACAAAGTACCTTAGCAACTATAATGGTTGGTCCTGCTGTTGCAATAGCTGACAGTGTTACACCAGTAACTGATTTAGCTATTGGCACAGTTGATGAAATTGGTGTGTATAAACATGATGGTACAACTTTAGTTGATATAAGTGGTACTTCAACATTGACACATCGCGCAGGAGGACTATACACCTTAACATTATCTACTGTTGATACAGATACTTTAGGTAGAGTCATCGTTTATATTAGAGATGACACTGCATGTTATCCAATTAGGGAAGAATTTTCAGTATTAGCAGCAAATGTTTATGACTCATTGGTTGGTGGTGGAGATTCATTAGAAGTAGATGCAGTTGCCATTTCAGGCGCGACTACTCCCGCTGATAACTTAGAATTACAATATGATGGATCAACAGGATTAGATGGCGGACCATTCCCAGCAACACAATCACAAATAGGACTTCTTTCAACTGGTTCTTCATCTATTGGTAAAAATGCAAGTGCATTTACACTTACTACAGGTTCCAATGAAGTCAATACTTATGCTGTAACTGATGAAGCTAATGAAGTCTACCACACTTTCGAGGATAATGGTGGAACATCGGATGCTTACTATGAATTCAATGTAGGTGGTAATGGTGTTGGTGGTTCTATTGAATGGGTGGGCTATGCACAAAGTTGGAATGATAACTGGGGATTATTTGTATATGATTGGATTGATTCTTCATGGAAACAATTAGGATCAGTCAAGCCTGAAAATAATATTAAAGTTAAAAGTGTAACACTCTCATTATCAATTGCACACACCGGCACTGGTGCAAATCTCGGACTAGTACGTTTCAGACCTTATTCAATAGATGGTACTTTATTTGCAACCGATCGTGTACTTTGTAACCTTGCCATTGTACAAAATTCTGGCGATGGCGCTATTTGGGTTGATACATTAGCTGGCGTAGCGGGAACAGAGAAAGGCGTTAACGGAATACCGAACAATCCGGTACTCACATGGGCTGATGCGCTTACGCTCGCGGCTGCGCAAGGAACTGATAACTTCCATATTTCAAACGGAAGCACGATCCAACTGACCGGGAACTCGGATCACTATTCTTTCCAGGGGCACAATTGGAATCTCGACTTGAATGGGCAATCTATCGCTTCAATGTTTGTAGCTTACGCGAATATCTATGGCACCGGAACGGGTACGGCTTATCGTTTCATTTCGTCCAAGATCGCAGCAACCGGGGCCATCAGTCTGCAAGCGGGGGGGATGCAGGATTGTGGTATTGGCAGTATGGGGATCACTCTTTCCGCTGCTGGTACATACTTGATGGATGGGTGCTTTGCCATGACGGCGGGCACATCTGCACCGACAATTGATTTCGAGGCAGCAGGCGAAGACAAAATGCTGTCTATTTCAAATTGGCAGGGCGATATAGAGTTTGAGCATTTCGGCAACGCAACACACACTCATTCTGCTCTCGTCAGTGGCGTAGGACATGGCACATTTAATGCCAATTGTGACGCAGCAACGGCAGGCGACACGCTCGACGCTCACGGGGCGTGGGTGGTTGTAGATAATGTAGTGGGTGGATGGCAAGGAGAATTTAGTGTAGAAGGTGATGTTATTAGCCAACAGACTAAAGCACAAACTGATCTTGATACACTTACTGAAAACATAACAATAGATGCTATAGTTACTGGGGTTCTAGCTGGAGTTGTAGAAGGATCTGTTGATGTACAAGAAGCATTGAATAGAATTATGGCATGCATAGTAAACTCTGTTGATATTGAGACTGGTGTTAGTTCAAACACTTATACCTTCAAGGATTCATCTGGTGTATCAACTGTGGTAGAACACATTATTACATCAAATGGTTCATCCAGGGAGCTATCATAATGGCTACAGAATTTGATTCACTATCATATTTATCAGGTGGTTTAACATCACAAGCTGGAACTGCTGAAGAATTGGTACGACCTGCACTTGGAATAGGTTATATAGGAACTGCACTCGCATTAAATAACACATGTGATATTCAAAGACGTACTTCAACAGTTAATAGCAAGAACCAAAAGACATTTACTGATTACATTGATGAAAATACTGATGTAAGATGTAGACTTGTGCCAAAGTCAGGTAAAGAATTTATCAATTTAAAATGGGTAACAATCTCAAAGCTAATATTATATCTTCAATATGGAACAGATATAGAAGAAGACGATCAAGTAGTAATAAATAGTCAAAACTATACTGTTCAATTTGTAAATCATAATCCAGGAAATAGTACACATCACGTGGAAGCTGAATTAACATTAGTGGAGAAGTAGTATGGCTTCTGAAATTTTCAAAATGACAATGGCCGCAGTACCAATCAATATTATTGTAATTGTTGGTGGCCTTTTCTTATACCGTGAGATTAATCAAGTCAAGAAGATTGTGACAAATGGACTGTCTCATAAAGTGCATGAAATATCAGACAGTATGTCAAAGATGCAAGGCTTTTGTGAAGCCCATCATGACAGGAAGTGGTAAAAATGAGTGCAAATGTAACGCTTAATTTAAAAATACCTGAAGTAATAAAAGAAGTTGATGGTGTTGTTAATAAAGGTATGTCTAATTTTGTTCAAGCTATAGTGAATAATGCTAAACGAGATCACACGTTTAAAAATCAAACAGGTGTAAATGAAAAATCCATTACTGGAAAAGGGGATGAAGAGGAATTTGAAGTATTCACCACTAGTGGATACGGAGGTTATGTTGAGTTGAAAATGCCTTATCTCTATCCAGCAATGGAAAAAGCAAGACGACATCTAGATAAATATATAGGAGAAGTATAATGGTTGATATAGAACAAGTAATATATGATTATCTAGATTCAACTGGAACTGACTTTAAAGATCTAGTTGGTGATAATATATTTGTAGATAGAGTTGAAGATTTCAACGGCGCTACTGAAAAGGGTATAATGTTTCGTGTAAAAGGTGGAACCTCTGATGAATATATACCAATTTATAATCCAGTTGTAGATTTCTTCTGCTTTGGTGGAACTTCAACTCCAGAAGATTCTAAAGCAATATACAGAGCATTATATGACGTATTACATTCTCTCCAAAACTATACAGTAGATAGTGGCTATATCATGGCTGCTGTTGAAACTGTCGTTGGACAAACAATTATAGATCCAGACGCGGAATTTATACAAGTTTTTACAACTTATCAATTTCAGATAAGGGCAATAACTTAATTTTCTCAATAAAAGTAAACAGTATACTGGAAAGTATACCATTCATAGGAGAATAGACACATGGCAATCACAAAGGCAAACATTTTAAGCGAGGCGTATACTGTTTATATAGCAGATACGACTACTACTGCACCTGAGGTAGACGACTGCACTGGTGGATCAGTAGAATTCGGGGTGGACTGGGTCCAGTGTTATACTGAAGGTCCAGTTAAGCTTGAATACGAAGGTGAGATGCAAGGCATTAGAATTAATGGCTTCCTTTCTGATATTAAGAAGATTCTTACTGGTGAAACCGCCAAGGTATCTTTTGCAGTAGCAGAGGAAGATTTGAGAATGTTTAACTATTGCATTTCAGCTTCAACGCTTACCGCAGTATCTCCGGGTGCATCACAATGTGGACAAGATGTATTAACAGTTGGTGATGGACCAATCGTTGAGAAGCAGCTTGCATTAGTTGGAACCAATCCTGAAGGCAATGACCGAGTTATTGTTATTCCTGTTGCAGTAGCAAGTGGTTCATTTGCTAATGAAACTCAAGTAGAGCATACAGCCGTTCCTGTAGAATTTGAAGTACTAAATGATTGTACTTCCGCCGCAGGCGCAAGACTTATGACTATTTATGACTTAACTGCTGACCCAGCATAAGGAAAATTGATATGACCGAAGAAAGAAGCAATGTTTCAAAAATGAATCGTGAGCCAGTTATAGTTTCTTTGGGTGGAACGGATTATAAGCTCCACCCAAAGAACCTTTTAGAATTACGTAAATGGAAGCAAAAAGCCTTACCAATCATCAATAAAATTCAAGATGTAATAGAAGTGATGGGTGTGGCTTCTTCAGAGACTGAGACAATAGATATGGCTGAAATATTTGTGAAGGTGAAAACATTTCTCTTTGCTGATATGGATGATATTATTGATCTAGTGTTTGATTGGGATGAAACCTTACCTAAAGACGAGATTTTATCAACTGCTGACGAGATGGAAATGTTAGAAGCCTTTAAAGAGGTATTATCCATGTCGCTCCCTTTTTTAAAGACTATGGGCCTCAATCTGAGTTCTCTTTCATTGAAAGATGTTCTGCTGAATACGGCTGGAGCTATGACTACATAAACACTTTAACACCGGAGATATTCATAATGTATATAACTCAATTAAATGAGCGCATTCGTATACAAAACGGTGGTACTCCTTCAACGTCCGACCCGAAAAACTTATCAACTGTTGCTGATGTTAAACACGCTAAAGCAACTGGAGTGAAGTATACGGGTAATAGACGTTCTGCGAGAGCATAATGATTTCGCTTGGAGATGCCGTATTGAATTTAGGTGTGAATTCTAATAAACTCACGTCAGGTTTAAGGAAGGTAGCATCATCTATAAAAACTGGGATTGGGACCGCTGCGAAAATCGCAGCAGCAGCCATTGCTACAATGACAGCAGCAATATACGCATTCTCTGCGGCAGCATTATTTAAATTTACTGAAGCTGGTGATAAAATTTCGAAGATGTCCCAACAAACAGGAATAGCTGCTGAAACATTATCTAAATTAAGATATGCTGCTGAAGCTAGTGGTTCATCAATTGAATCTTTATATGGTGCATATAATGGACTTGCTCCAAATGTAGCTTCAGCAATTGCTGGAGATGAAGCTCTAATTGCAACGTTTCATTCATTAGGTGTTTCAATTAATGACTTAAAAACATTAGCTCCTGGTGATCTATTTTTGAAGGTTGGTGATGGATTATCTAAACTTCCAGATGGATTTACCAAAGCAGGTGCATCCCTTAAAATCTTTGGTGACGTTGGTGTTGAACTTCTACCCTTCTTTAATTTAGGTGCAGAAGGTATGCAAAAACTCATGAATAAGACAGATGAGTTTGGAACTACATTTACCGCAGCCCGTGCCAAACTAGCTGATGATTTATCACAATCATATGCTAACATGAAAGAATCATTCAATGGTATTATGTATGCCGTTGCTGAACAATTAGCTCCAGGTATAATTTGGGCATTAGAAAAAATCACCAATTTTATTGTTGAAAATAGAGAAGTAATAGTTGCTGGAATTACTTGGATAGCTGAAATAGTAGGTAAAGTCATGACTTGGCTTGGTAACGTCCTTGCAAATTGGATGCCTAATAAAGAAACAATTAATGGGTGGCGTGAGTGGTGGGCGGAGAATTGGGGAATTATTGTAGCTATAACAAAAAATGCAGGTGAAGTATTATCAAATATATTTTGGATATTATGGGATGCATTAAGAATTGTATTCTATTTTATATCAGCAGCTTTTGTAGGTATGGTTGATGGAATGTTAAAATCCTGGAATGATTTAAATGGTAAATCAGGAGAAGAAAGTAAATCTGCTGGTGAAACACTTAAAGACTTCTCAGAGAGAGTAAGAGAGTTCACAGGGAAAATAAGAGAAAAGTTTGACGAATGGGTCCAAAATATTAGAGAAAAGTGGACAGACATACAGGAATCATTTGCAGATGGAACTAGTTTATCAATTGAAGAATTAGTGAGGTTTGTAACTTTCATTGTTAGATTAGGAAATGGTATCAGTGCGATATTCAAACATATATTAGTTAGCATTGTAGGATTTTCTACTGGTGTTGCGACGGTAATTGCCGCATTTAGTGTACCATTTTTCACAATAGCTGCAATTATATTAGCACCATATAAATTTATAGCCTGGACAATTAAAGATATTTATACTAATATAACGGATAATACAAAAAGCTGGAAAGAAGCATTCCTTGAAATTTGGGTAGGAATAAAGAAAAGTTTTAGTGCAACTATTGAGGCAATAATCAGCCCTATAAAGCGGTTACTTCAATGGATACAGGATATGAGGAATGGAGTTACTGATCTCAATAAATTTAAAGATTGGCTTTGGGGTGGTGATAGTGAAGATGATCCTCCAGGAAATGCCAGAGGTACTAACTGGTGGAAAGGTGGAATGTCATTAGTTGGTGAAGAAGGTCCAGAACTTGTATCAATGCCAACTGGTAGTAAAGTGTTTGATAATAATGATACTATGGATATGCTTAGAGCAGATAGAGGATCAGTTACCCAAACCTTCAATGTAGTTGTTAATGGTGTTGATAAATCAGCACAACAAATATCAAACGAAATTGGAGAACTGCTTAACTTCAAATTGAGAATGAGAGGAGCTACTGTATAATGGCTAATTCACTACACTATGATGGGACTGACCTCTCTACGACAGCCTACTCACTTACCATACTTAAACAACACATTGGTGCATATAGCACTGTAAATGTCGATGTACAAGCGATTCCGTTTACGTCAGGAGTCGCACAATACATGGGCACAAACCCAAAAGCATTTAGCGTGGAGTGTTTGATTGATTCAACGTCAGCTACACACTTGACTACATGCTTAGATAACTTGACTCTTCTCTTCCATGCGCAGACAGACAAGTCGTTACGTTTTGATGACTGGTATCCTGCTAGATGGTGGACTGCTCGTTATACAGGAGGCTTAGAAGCTGTTACACTTTTGGGCAGTTACAAAGCACAAGTGACTCTTCAATTCGTAGCAGCGGACCCTGTAGCCTTCTCAACTACATTTAATGAACCGGACCTATTTTCAATACCAGCTTCACCTACTTCATTTGACGTTGATTCAACTAGCAATATCTTAGATGGAAACACATATTCCTTGCCTACTTGGATACTCATTCCTACAGCACAGAGTTCTAATATCACAATTGTAAATGAAACACTTTCTACCTCATTCACTTGGGCAAGTACACTACACCTTGGGGTCTGGTTGATCATTAGTGGTACCGCATGGGGTGTAGTTACATCAATAGACTCTGGAGCTTCATATACTGTCAGTATGGCAAATGTTTCAGGTACCTTCCCCCGTTTACTTTGTGGGCGAACAAATATTATGACAGTGACTAATTTCACTGGACAAATCGCTATGACTTACTACGGGAGATATTTATAATGACAACCCTTTTTCATCTGACTGCTAACAACTCAAATGGCGTATTGGATGCGGCCTTAGATTCAACTTCAATGACGTTTGATTTGGATGGAGAGGGAGATAACTTTCCAGAAACAGATGCTACGTCTGCTCCATTTTGGGTGACTATAAATAACGAGATCATTGAAATAGAAGATCGTAGTGATGATACATTTACTATATCAGAAAGAGGTGCACAAAATACACTTGCAGGTGGGCATGACTCAGGAGATGCAGTAGAACTATATGACACTTCCGAACACATGGAAGAACTACAAGATGCTGTCAATGATGCAGAAGATGACATTGACATATTACAAACGGAAATGACTACCGCACAAAGTGACATTGACAATATTGAAGATGGTTCAACAACACTAACAACAGTGACAACTACAGGTGATATCACTTGCGGTGATGGTGTTGGAGATGGATCACTTTATATTAATGGTGCTGCTGGTAGTATAAGAGGAGTCAAACTCACCACAGGATTACTTGCTAGATTTGCATGGGTTATAAATGACACTGCGGAAACTGGTGCTAATGCAGGAAGTGATTGTGCTCTTATCAGTTTTGATGATGCTGGTGCACCGGTAGGTTTTCCTTTAATAATTACTCGTGCCACTAATGCTATTGCAATGGCTGGAGACTTGAGTGTTGCGGGTGATGTTGGTGTTTCAGGTTTTCTGAATGTTGGAACCATTACAACTTTTGCACTTGCAAGTGGTGTTGCCACAGTCAATCAGACCTTTTGTAGACTTCAAGCTGAAACTGGCACTACGGATGATTTAGATACCATCTCTGGAACTTCAGCGGGTGATATAGTTTTCTTACGTGCTGTAGGTGGACACACAATCACAATAAAGCATGGAACAGGAAATATCTATACAGACGATGGTGCTGATGTGATGATAAATTCGGCCTATTATACACAACTGATTAGTGATGGTAGTGCTCTCTTCATTCTGAAGCAGACATAGGAATTAGAGAGATGTCTGCAACTTATAATAATTCACAATTCAACACTAGGCCATTCAACGGGACAGCCACATCAATTGACCCAGTTGCACCTACTGGAACTGCTGATGATATTTACAAGTATTCCTTTGAGGTGCATGATAAGGATGAAGTGCTTCTTGCAGTATTACCCGACGTTCAAAATGGTTCAATGACTCGCGTAGTAAATGACGTAGGTTCACTTACATTTGACTATCCAGGGCTTGACGCTAGATGTGAACATCTTACCTTTCCAAACCAAGTATGGATACGCGATCAGAGACTAACTTTGATTGAGAAGTATGTAATACTGCCTACCAAACAAATCATGTCAGGAGTGGTGTATACACACTCCGTAGAGTGCGCTTCAATCATATATGAGATGACTCGAACACATGTTCCTAGCTTTACTACTTCAGAGGCAGTAAAAATTGGAACATTGCTACAAACACTATTCCAATATCAAACTGGCAGCAATCAGTTTTCGCTTGGTTATGTAGACTCCGCCATTCGCAATAAGGAAATGGAGTTTGACATAAAAAATCAAAACATGCTGCAAATAGTTGAAGCAATATCTGGCGCAGTCAACATCGGCTACTATTGGGTAGACAGTTACAAACGATTCTACTGGATGAATAAACAGTCGCCCACATACGGACAGCAAATACGCTTGGGCAAAAACATGACAGGCGTAACAGTGACATCTGACCCGACTAATATTGTCAATCAAGTTTACGTATATGGACAGGACCAAGAGACTAAACAGCGTATCAGCTTGGGCGTTCAAAATGATACTATATCACAAGCATTATATGGCATCATTCCCGCAGCTAAAGAATTGAAACAATGCGGTGACTTAACGATGCTCCAAACGTATGCGGATAACTACTTGGACATCTATGCTTATCCTCAAATGACATATGACGTTGACTGTGTGAACTTATCCAACTATGACCCTGAGTTATATTGGTTCGATGAGTTACAACTAGGCTCCAGAGTCAAAATATACAATGAAGACTTGGGCATTGAGACATCGGATATTGTTGTCAAACTTGAAGACAGTTTGTCTAACTCAATACGTCAAAAAGTAGTGCTCGGCAACTTGCGCCCAACGCTAGAAGAGCCCATCCAAAAGTTAATAGATAGGATACAAGACGAAGAGACATCCGATACAGTTGGACTCGGTGAAGATGAACCGGAAAGTATTACGCCGGAGTCAACGGCCACTGATGGTACTTCACAATTTGCTGCTAAGGTTGACCATCAACATGCACTGGAAGACATGTATGAGGAAGTAGCAGACACAGAGGATATTCAACCAACTGGAGGCGGTAGTACACAAGGAATTTCTAAGAAGTTCTCACGCGCTGATCACGGCCATAACTTGGCTGCAAGTGTATATTCCAATCTTACTCCAATTGACGTAGCACCAGACACAACAGGTGATATTGGTGACTCTACTGCGCTTGCAAAAGCGGACCACGCACATGCTTTGGATGAGAGCGTTTCCTACTGGGATGTTGACACAAACATAGGCAACTTACCCACACTATTCAGCGACATGCTTGATAGCTCCAATATCGAAGCGGAAGCACTGAAACAAAGGATGGATGACGATGCTGTTGAAGCAGTTACAGAGGCGGGTGGGGGAGCAACTGCTGGAACTGAAATTCCACACTACATTGTTGAAACAATTGGTGTTGCTGGAGATTCCACAGCATATAGTCCAGAAAATCACGTACATCAGGGAATGCCCTGGGTAGTATGGGAAGATTCTACATCAATGCCAAACTGCGAAGATGGTGTAATTGGATATGATGATTTCAACCATAAGGGCTTCATGAGAATGGATGGTGCTTGGGTTTGCTTTACACACTGGGATGACTTTGAGTAATGAGTACCTGGCCTCATAGTGGAGACTGGGGAGAACTCAGGGTAGACGAACTGCCTGAAATTCTTGTAGCACTTTGTACGGCTGTAAATGAAAGAGAAGATGCTAGACATGTAGATTCATCTACTACTCCAACTTATACTGAATGGTGGTTTGATAACACTGGCGGAGATAAAGATTCCTTTCCCGATGCTACTAGCTTTGAAGGATTACCATTATTTGATTATACAACTTCCATTTCCCCTTGGCTATTGCATAATTTGGTGACACTCAATGAAGTTATTGATGAGGCTAAGGGATTCTATGTTGATGGTACTGATTCTACAACTGGAGTAGACTACTCAAGTGTAACTACTGCGTGGGGAGCTTTCAGTTCAGACCCGCCTGAATCCTGGCAAGATCACCGATATTGGTGTCGTGCTAGAGACACATTAAAATTGATGAGATATTTTAGATATTCATTTGCTGCATCCAGCTACGACTATTTTACTATTAGGGAAGGTTATAATGGATATGATGAACCTCCCACTCCCCCTGATTTTGATTATTCAGGAGACTTAGCATGGTGGCAACATTATAATCATGGAATAGACAGCACGACAAAACCATCATATGTTGGAGGATTTAATAATGGTGTATTTTATTCTCATGTCGAGATCCCACCACCGCCTGATCATTATGCTGTCAAAACATATGAGTCTCAATCAACATCCAGAATATTTGAGTTTTCAAAAATTGATACAAGTGTAAATGGAAATATCACAAAGGCTATGAGTTACATTACGAAGCGATCATTTTATTGTGATTTGACTGTTGCATCAAGTGATGGTAACAGCTATTCTGTAACTGGAGATACGACAGAAACTCTTGTTGAAGAAGATTATACTGAGTGGGTATCCACATCTGATAAGACGTTAACATTTACAGCAGACAACTGGGATACTTCGTCTAATCCATGTCAGACCCCAGCAGACTATCAACCATATGAAGAGAGAAATCAAGGTGGTGCATATATCATACCACCGGGGTCTATAATTATCTGGTTTGACCAAGCCTCAGTTATCACTGACTTGTAGCACATGCTGCGTCCGACAATGCGCCCACACAAGCCCTCACGGGCTTTTTTTCACGTCCATGTATTACTTAATGCTTGTATCTGATCGTCGTTTACAATGTATTACAGAGTATATCAAATCCATCCTCCCAGGTGCGGACAAAGTTACGTATATACACCGCAGCAATATTAACAGGAGTTTTATAATGCCTAGACCCAACAAAAATAGAAAGATGTTTTCCCTTTACTTAGATAAAGACCAACTTGAGAAACTGCATGAGATTGCACCCACTGAAAATGCCACTATGAGTGAGCTGATTAGATGTGCTGTAGACAGCCTCATTTTTGAACGAGTATCGCGCACTACTTACACACTGGAAGAGATAGTCAAGTGTTCATATGAGATAGGTAGAAAAGATGAAATGAATGGAGTAGTAGATCGTAAATTGTCCGCAATTCGTACCAGTATTTGTACTGGCGAAGAATTAGTCTAATTGGAATCATAAGGAGTTATGAAAATGTCAAATGTCAAACTGAATCAAGAAGAATGGAAGCCTTGTCCTTACTCCCCTTTTGGAAAGGAATATGCTGTTAGTAGTTGGGGTAGAATAATGAGGTATGCCCCTGGTACGAAAACTTGTGCATCACGCTATAAAGTTGGGCAATACTTGAAATTATCAAACACTCATACCTATTTTCGTCTTCGTATCAATACAGATGGATTAGTAAAGGGTGTCAGTATTTCCCGCATGGTATTGTTAGCCTTTATAGGTGAAGATGCAGACCCAGAACGCAACCAATGTAATCATAAAGATGGGGACAAGACCAACAATAACTTGTCAAACTTAGAGTGGATGACTTGTGGTGAAAATATCGCACATGCGCGTGAAGTGTTAGGCATCTTTGGTAATCAAAGGAGAGGTATCAACTAATGAATGTATTGAAATGGTCACTTAGAGAGAAACTTATTTATGGTGGGATTGTGCTTGGAACATTTGGACTGGAGATCATTGCTGTAATTCTTTTGTAATTGTTGTCGCATGGAGCAGTGGACAAAGTATACTTCATTGCTCCTTATGGGTTCTCATATACCCAGCGTCATCGGTCTGACATAGCCGGTGACGCATTTTTCACGACTTTGTAATGTATATAAAATTGCCGCAAACACATGTGGACAAAGTAAAGTTACCCAAGCCCTATCGTCCTGATAGGCAATCTCCGAATTGGTGTTTCAGGTGGGGAGTTTGCAAGCTCCTCACCACCTTTTTTAAACACCTTGAAGAGATAATACACCAATTGTTAGGAGAAATCTCATGAACGCAATATTAGACCCACCTGAAAAGTCAGTAGAAGACATTTATAAAGCATTCAATGTGCCATGTCCATTTACAAGAGAAGAATCATTACCACAAGTTGAAAAACCTGTAACACTGGTTAACAAAAGAATGACTCTTACATCTATCACCCCACAAATGATTCATAAAGAAGTCCAATACTTACACGCATTAAAGAAAGAAGCTGTATCATCAGCCACACAAATTGATATAAATTGTGATAGAATATCTTCTCTTATGTTTTTACAATATGTGGCTCCAGATATAATGACGTTTGACCCAAAGGATAAGTTTGAAGTTATATTACCGACTAAAATAAAGACGCAGCTTAGAGAAAAACGCCCAGACTTACTTGATGCTATATATGGAGTAGTACCTAAACAAAAGAAGAGAACAGACCCAACAGAATTAGATGATGGAGAGTTTGGTAATACGGAAGCTGAACAATTCAAATGGGTTAAAATGCATAGAGATGCCAAGAGATGTCTCGCATATAAGACGCTGACCAAATCTGCCAGATTGATGTATTGGGATGCATGGGAAAAGTGGGTCAACGATTCTCAAAACTATCCAATATCAATCGCAAACAAAGGGATGGAATATTCATTCAGAAATTGTGATGAGATGATAGCAATATCTACCTTCAAAAAGGCTCGCACTGAATTGATAGATCATGGCTTCTTTAAGACTCATCATACTTGGAAACCAAAATATCGTACACCAATGAGAATTACCAAATCCGATAAGTGGAGAACATATACTCCTACTGAAAATGAGATGAAACGTTTGGTAAATTATGATGATACAAAGAAGAAAGAATTGACTAAAAGTAATGACCGTTTAAAAACATTACAAGGGAATGACTAGTATTTTTTTCATACATGCGACTAGTATTTTTTTCATACATGCGACTAGTATTTTTTTCATACACATCTTCTCTTAGAGGATAGAGGCTTATGGAACCCTACTAGGGTAGTGTTCCCAAGCCCTTTAGAGGAATAAGACAAGATTTGCAATAATCCAATTGCAATATGATAGCAACTTGGTTCTGGTACTATGTTAATTTCTCAAATTATTAATTGGATTGGATTTTTTAAAATACAAGTTTACGCAAAGAGTTCCTGGGAAGGAAAGCTCTTTACTATGAAGAGAAGAATTATCAACCCATTAGGAAGGTTCATTTCTCAAGCTATGCAAATAAAGTTCCGCTTCATGTATTGTTACTCAACTTGAACACTTTAGTTCCGCACGGAATGCATGTAGCTTCAACTGAGTGTGACTTTTGTTCCGCCCAGCATACATTATGCTATTTTTACCCGCAAACGTCCTACAGGGCAATACAGGAGACTTGTAATGAATGAACAAATTAAACAACAAGAAATAGAAATGGCATATCGAGTGCTTGATAAATATGGAGTTAAACTCGGAGAACCATCTTTTGTAGAAAGTGCATTTGAATTGTATCTCTATGTTAATAACCCAAGAGAATATTATCATCAAAAATTTGGTACATCTAACTGTAAGTATGATGTGTGGTACAAATTTTATTATGAAGATGATTGTCGTTGTGTACATGTAGATGAGAATGATAATAGATGTGATCATTATGTTAGGAGATGTGGACCAATGCATTTTGGTGGTGGATTGTGTGATGAACATCTACCTAAAGGTTTTATGAGCATTGACATAAAGGATTAATGATATGGAAGATAATCTTATATTAGTATTGAGAGAACTTGTAGAAGAGATAGCAACATTGAATCAGCATTTATCATTGATAACAAAACCCATACGAGATAAGCAAGTAGAGGAAACGCAGCAAGAAGACAAGAGAAGTGAAATGGCAAATAGAATAATTTTCGGCTAGCAGAATGCAAATTTTGTTCGCTGGACATATACGTATATATGTTTCGGAAGTTAAACCAACGGAGAATAGTGAAATGCAAAATGAAAGAATACGTAATTATATCAGCAATCTTTGGGATACTACCCCAATACCAATCAATCGAAGTCAATTGACATCAGAGTCTATTTACGAGATGTTTACAGATAAGAAAAAGCTAAATACACCAGACACTCAACTTCTGACATATTTGGATTTTGTTAGATTCCTTGACTGTGAACCTTTTGATGTTTCCCTTACTTGTTTGAAACAATGTAAAGAGAGATTTGAAGAACACCTACAAATGATTATATGTACTGTGAAAGTGTGGGTATATCAGAAAGATGATAACACATTGGAATTCAGTCTAGTTATTTTTGACTTGGATAATAACTTCTGTTTTCTGGATGTCAGAGAAGTATCAATATCTGGTATGTTCAACATTATCGAAGCTACAAATAGTTGGTAGATTATCAATCAAACGCCCTGCACCAATAACGGTGTGGGGCTTTTCTTTTTTGTGGAGGTATAGTCATGAACTCAACCCAAAGAATCAAACACCGTGCAGAAATAACAGCACTCAAAGATAAGATACGTGGAATCATTCAATTTGAGACTAATACTGAAAACCTTTCATACATTGACATAGTTGGAATATTGGAATGGGTCAAGCTAGAAATGTTTGATGAGGCTGATTACACTGAAGATGAAGAGGAGTAGTTTAATGAAACTTATAGTAGAACTGGACCTAAGTAATGAACCATTCAATAATATTGAGAATGTCAGGTTTGCATTAGATGAGGCAGCAAACTTACTAGACAAAAGACGCAATCATTATCCATGTGATGATGGTAGTGTACCTAGATTAGGTATTCATAGTGTTACATACTTGAGATATAACAAGGAATATCCAATTGTTGGAACTGTTTAACTTGTAGACGAAATAGATGATGAAACCATTGCATACATGAAGTATGCATCAAATAGGAGTAAGAAGTAATGAATCATATAACAGACATTGAATATAAAATAAATGAGGTGTGTAATAATGTTCTTAATTTTATCACCTCCAGACGTGTTTTAATTTATCTTATTCTTACGTCACCAATAACAATCATAACATGGTGGATTTATAATGGAAACAATTAAAGGTATAAGAAATCTATTGATACTATTAGGTTTAATGGTTCTATTATTCCAAGCATGTTCATGTAGTGTAAATAACAACTCTACTAAACCATTAGAGGTAACTATGACT